GGTCCTTGACTCTCAGGACGGAACGTACCTAAACGTGGCGGACTTGTCGTCACGGTTGTCTGAGGAATCCCGAAAGTGGTTCCTCTCCTGCCCTTAGGCAGGAACTAACCGAAGTGAGTGTTATCAGGCTATGCATCCGATTACCTTCTTGTGAAAGGAGGGTCGGTGAAAAGGCTGATGTCACTCTGGTCCCGGCTTGCACAGGAATGTGCAAGCCAATGCTGCACGAGCGCCATCCGAGACATTAATACCGTCTCGGAGCGAGTCGAACATGAGGGGTTGTCGTTTTTAACGATAACCCTACCTGACCTTGGAAAAGCGTTCCAAAAAATGCTTGACCAGGGTCGGGTGGCTAACCACTCCTCGTTCAGTAATGATCGAGGAGGAAGTCTCCCCCGATTCCTCGGAGGTTTCTTCAGCCGTGTGTTCGACCGGGATAGTGGCTTGTTACTTGACGAACCATGCGTCGACTCGATTCGAGCCATCCGTCAGCTAACGCTGATGTTTGGCAAGATGGAGCTCAAGTGCTCTCCAGCACGCGAGCTAAAAGCCGTCGCTAATTACGTCAAGTGTGAGCAGGAAGTTCGTCTGTTCGACAAAGAACTCTCTGAGAGAGATCTCGCAGAGTTCGTTAGTATGTCGGATATGCTTTTCGGCCGTGTTCTCACTCAGGTGGATAGAGATATCTATCTGGGTGGGTACGGACCTAGGCATGGTCCAGGATCTACCGCCGATGGACTTAAGGGAAACCAAAAGTTCCATCAGACGGTCTGGACTAGACGTCTCGAAGATTCCGGCCTTGCGGCCGGAGAGAATCTCCTTCCCAATTGGCGGTTTTATAGCCAGTTGGACGGAGTTAACTTCCTCGAACCTGAGACGGAGGTACCTGTAAAGGTTACCCTCGTCCCTAAGACGCTTAAAACTCCGCGAGTGATTGCCATGGAGCCGACCTGCATGCAGTATATGCAGCAGGCCATACTCCATCGGTTGCTCGCGTATCTCGACAAGGATGACTTCTTGTCGGGGGTTATCGGATTTGACGATCAGGTTCCTAACCAGGAACTTGCTCGTTTCGGTTCGGCTGATCACCGAACTGCTACACTCGATTTGAGTGATGCTTCCGATAGAGTTTCTAATCAGCTCATTAGGGCTATGTTGCAAAAGTGGCCTCATTTGTCAGGGGCCATAGATGCAACAAGATCCCGAAGGGCCGTACTTCCCAATGGCGAAGTAATTCGTCTTGCGAAGTTTGCGTCTATGGGTTCAGCACTTTGCTTTCCAATGGAAGCAATGGTTTTCACAACATTGATCTTCCTAGGGATTCAAAGATCGCTTAACACGTCACTTTACCGCAGAGACCTTTGGGACTTTGCGGGTTCGGTGCGTGTCTTTGGAGATGATCTAATCGTCCCCAGAGACCATGTGCTCACCGTCGTCAGTATGCTCGAACATTTCGGTGCTCGAGTAGGGACTGACAAGTCTTTCTGGACCGGAAGGTTCAGAGAGTCTTGTGGTAAGGAGTACTTTAATGGACACGATGTCAGTATTGTTCGTGTCCGGCAAGAGTTCCCTACACGACGGCAAGACGCAATTGAGGTTGAATCACTTGTCTCTCTTCGTAATCAACTCTATCAGAGTGGTTACTGGGAGACGGTGAAATGGCTTGACGGAGTTATCGAGAAGCTACTGACACACTTCCCGACCGTCGGCCATTCTTCCTCATTGCTGGGCAGGGTTAGTTACCTAGCAGAGAAGCATTACACGCGTTCCTCCCGTAATCTACAGGAGGCACGTGATAGTGCCAATCTCACTGGGAAACTACACCCCAGCCTCCATACTCCTTTAGTCAAGGGGTATGTAGTGGAGGCTAAACCCCCGAGAGATCCTCTCGACGGGACAAATGCCCTTCTTAAGTGTTTGCTTAAGTTGGACATGGATAGTTCTTTAAGGGGTAAAGTCCCCTGCTATCCGTCCGACACGCATTTTGAGGCCAGTAATGGCTTCAAATGCAGCCCGAGGAGGCTACAATCTCCAAAGGTTCCAAGCAATCACTTAGAGCGTTTTGGTCGCCCCAAGTCGACTAGCATGAAACTTGGGTGGAGATCACCCCTCTAGGGGTGGTATGGGACCGGGTTTGAAACCGGCCCAGAGGGAGAGTCCGAAGTTCTTACCTAGCCAGTTAATTACTGGCCGGTAAGTCCTGAC